ATTGTTTGATATCATCATACTCCACCATATTAAACTTCTTGTGGTACTCAGTTGCTACTGCAACTATTACATACTCCCAAGGTTCAATCTTTTGCCAGTCCATCGTCTGCTTTCTCATTCTTGTACTTGCGAGTACCAGTTAGTAGGTCTTCAACAGTAATAAGATATCCACGACTTTCATTAGGTGGTATCTTGCATGTAATCTCTCTGCCTAATTCAGCAACAGTCTTCTTTAAGATATGGGTTGGAATCATAAAGACTCCTTGTTCAAGTACGAATGCCCAGTATGCTGCTTCAGTAACGCTAAGTCCTGACGGCTCCCATGACTGTGATTTATTGAAAAAGCATTCGACTTCAATGTATAAGTTATTCGTAATCCACCATTTGCGGTCACGCTTAACTTCAATAGTTTTTCCTCCAGTAAGTAGTTCTTCAACTAACTGCTCACCCTTTCTGCCGTACCCGAAATCCAAATCAAACGAAGACTTGTTACTCATTAGGCCACTTTCCTCTGAGTACCATCATAGCGATGACACCATAGTTTGCTATATCCTTGAAGGAATCCTCAAGGGGTTCGTTCTCTGCGGTTGTACCTTTATCAATTAAGTTGTTAATTCGTGCGCTCTTGTCGTGCATACGTACACGCAGGCCGTTGAGTGGCCCTCCTGGTGATTGAGATATATTCTTTGGTCCATAGTCTCGGTGCTTACTGATAAGCAAGTCACCAAGTTCTTCCATGATGCTTCTTACTTCACGTTCGAATCTATAATCGGCACCGATACCGTGATAAGTAGGGTTGAGTCCGTCTTCTCCATCCGTACTATCTTGAAACCTTGCTTCGCCAAGTGCTCGGTAATCTGCCATATCTCCTCATTTCCCATCATCTAAGATTAACTTAAGTTCATCATCAATGCCAACCATACTACTGCGAACGATTGCTTCTTCAATAATATCTACTATCGAATCAGTGTTAGTCTCAGCAGTAAACAATGTCATGTATGTATCCTGAGTAATCTTTTCAATTTTCTCAGGTTCATTTGCATACTTGTACATACAGCGTAACAATGAACCTATCATTAAACGATAGCCATTAGGCAAGATAAGTGCAGGGTCAAACTCTTCATCCTCTTCTAGAAGGTGGTCAGTTGCTTCGAATACATTCTCAAACATCTCACCACACTCAGGGCATTGTTGTTGATTCTTGTTATCTCTCATCATTTAACCCCATCTTATCACGAATATAGTCCGCCCCGTATTTGACATACGAAGAATTGACATCTTCTCCGTCTCCCATTGACACGATAGTAACTGGAAGTTCTCTGGCAAGACTTGTGGCAAATTCTTTTCCTGGCTGGTCACCATCTGCAAAGACAAATACTCTTTCAAAGTCTGCGAGAAGTCTAGTGTAGTGCTTCTTCCATGAGTTCGCACCTGGAACTCCAACACAAGGAATGCCAATACACTTACCAAGAGTAATTGTATCCAACTCACCTTCGCATACCCCAATCCAATCGCCTGCTCGTTCGATATCTAATACATTGTACATCTTAGTATCCGCACCAGTCATGCCCATGTACTTGGGTTCAACTGCTGGATTCAAACTTCTAAATCTTAAATCAACTACACCACTTTTAGTAATGTAAGGAATGGATAACCTGCCAAGGAATCCTTCATGTCCTACTTCAGCCTTGGCGACTACGCCTAATCGTGCCAACCGTGCCACTTCTATCGTAATTCCCCGACTTCGAAGGTAGTCTTCGGCCAGATAAATGTTTTCCTGGTACCGCTTGGTTGCTAGTTCCAGCAAATCTTTCTGCGACTCTCGCTGCTTCACGTATGTTTATCCCTTCTTGTATAGAAATTATTTGCAAACTGTTACCTTGCATACCGCATGCAAAGCATACGAATACATTGTCATCAAGATTAGCGGTACCTGATTGATGTGAGTCACCATGAAATGGACACTTAAGATTTACTTGACCATGGTCTTTGCGTATGCTAGCACCATAGTGTTCAAGCACATCCTTAATGGATGGTAAATCATTCACCGAATACATCACCTAACCTAAGTACTAAATAAGAATCTGCTATTGATTTTCCTCGAGCCTTGATAACAATCGCAGCGAGGACGGACTCACGGTCGAGCCCCCTTGCTTCCGCATAATGCGTTGCTTCAATCTGTGCCTCTTTCGTCCAACCAGAGAGGTCAATGCGACCTGATGCACCTGGTGCTTTGGCTTCGATAACTCCAACTGAACCAAGGAAGTCCGAACGGACTGCAACGTCGCCCTCATCTCTTGCACCTGTTCGAGCAAGTCGTTCAGCGTCGTATCCAAACCCTCTAAACCAATTACGGATGTCTGTTTCAAAAGTTGCTCCTCTTGCCTTGTGTGATTTTCTAGTTGTCATTCAGTTATATTGCCGTTAACTATATCTAATGCAATCTGACCAGGAACATACCAATTATTTTTTGTAATCTCTACAGCATGCTTTGCAAGTAAGTAAGAATATTGTTTCTGTTGGTCAACAAGATGCATCTTTAATGTTTTTTCTTTTATCATATTAATCCCATCAGTGTAGTAATAATTGCAAGTAACTCTGTATAAAACATTTGAAACAACATCATAAGGCTAGTCATTAGTGTATTCTCTTATCTTTCTTTATGATACGAACAGCCCACTCTAGACCATTGTTAACACCATCTGTCCAATCATCTGTGATTGGCACACGTGCATCTTCAATCTTCTTAATTAACTTTTCAATCTCCATCTTAGTTTCAAGCATTATAAGGCGACGCATCTCCTGCGTCTGGTCATCTTCTTCTTCTCTAAGCATCTCTCACCTATACATTCTCTGGAATATCATCAATAAACATATATTCAGGATTAAAAGCAACCCATGTCATGAGTCCTCCTCCTGCATCAGCACGCCCATATCTATTTTTAACAGGTGCAACACCCATAGAAGTACCAACAACGCCGAGGGTACATATAAGAGCAGGAAGTTGAGCAACTTTACCCTGAATGGCCGAGCGCGGTTGACACGGAGAACCTGTAACAGCCTCCGAAGTATGGTGTAATACAACAACGGCTGCGTTTGTCGCTCTCGCAAGGTACTTCAACTCCTTCATGATTGCACGCATAGATGCAAACTCTTCGCCACCATCAGTGGCTACGTCCATTAAGTTATCTACTATAATAAGTACTGGTGGGCAACCCCACAACTCTTCAAAGGCTTGTACTTCTTCATCAATATCTTGTAGTGATGGGGCAGATTCAAATGACCAAACGATATGGCTACCTCTAGATAGTGTAGCCTTTGTCCATCCAATATCACTTGTTAACATTTGTTCTACATCACTCTGTGACTTACCTGAAATCATAGATGCTAAGCGCATCGCCATAGTGTGTGCATTAGTATCTGCTGAGATGTAAAGTGTTGGCACCTTCATCTTTAATGCAAGTGCAAGTGCTAGTGTAGACTTACCCACACCTGGCGCTGCTGCAAACATTGATACTTCGGAGCGACGGATGATAATCTTATTGTTCTCGAACGCCTTGAAACAACTTGGTAATGGCTCGCCACCGATACTGGCACGACCAACGCTTCTGACAAGTGTACGCATCCCTGTTTCCCCTCTTTATAGAAGGAACGCAACCATGCCTTCTCGGACATGGCTACGTTTCTTCGTCTCATATATCTATATTAAGTTGTATTAGTTCACTGGCTTGCATTGGTCTGGTGTTCCCTGTGGAGTTGGGCACGCCCAGAACGCGTAAGGTTTCCCTGTTGTCTTGCTGATTCCCTCGCGTCGAATCCTCGTGCCGTGAATACAGGTTGGTGCTGCTGTACCTGACACTGGCGAGACTGGGCTGGGAGCGGAGTATGTGGATTGCGGAGTGCTTGGCATTGAACTTGGTGTCCCCAAAGGGGCTAATGCGTAAGCACCATGGATAAGTTTCTGCACTGCTGCAACCTGTGTAGAGTAATCTCCAACACCTTCAAGCAGCACGCTTAGTTCATCCGATGTGTTAGCACGTACGTTAATCATGTCACCTGTTGGTGTCTTGTACGATACCTGTAATTTCCAATCTTCTGTTGCCATATTATTTTTCTACTTTCGCTGAGAATTGGCAGTAGTCTGTGAAACCACAGCGATACTGACAGTTGTTTGTATTAGGAAGAAAGATAGCAGACTTCCTGGCTTTGTCAAAGTTTTCCGCAAGATAATCTAACTTATCAGCAGTATAACCCGATAGGTCTACAAGACCTGTTGTGCCTGACTGGCGTGACATCCAGTACGCACCGTACTTAACTTCAACACCAAGGACTCTTTCGATTCCTACTTTGTAGAAGCCAAGTTGCAATGTACTGGTAGGTACCAGTTGAGAAGTCTTCAAGTCAACAACAACCAAGTTGCCTTGGTATTCAAAGACTCTATCGATTATCATCTTAACTGGTACACCAGCAAATTCAGGAGTAATGGCTAACTCGATGGCTGGATTACCTTGAGGGGTCTTCCAGATTTTCCATTCCGTATTGTTCTTACGCCATGTGATATAGTTAGCAACCCACTTAGGTCCAGCCGTGTTCCAGAATTTTGCATCTTCTTTGTTCGGATTTTCCTTAGTTTGTTTGCCACCTACTCGAGCATTGGTTAGGTCGACACCCTGTGCTTCCTCATCCCACGCTTTTTGCCATAGTTCAATCGACATTTTCTAAGTCCCACAATTCTGTGGCTCTATGAAATGCCGACCCACCAACAGACCACACCGCAGGTTTCTCAGGAATTGCCAGTAAACGACTGAGGTAATACATATACCCACAGTCGAGGTATGTCATCAGGGCACTGTAACTCATGTGCTCTGGTAGTTTATATTCTTCTAGTTGTATGCTCATGTGGTATCAGTATACACGACATCTAGGGTCGTGCATGGTTTGCAGTCAGGTGCAATACTTGACAAGTCAGAATCTATGTGTATACTTATATATAATATATATAAAAACCCCGAAGGGGTTTTATTATATATATAATATATTATAGGAGAACATATGTTTGAGATGATAGTAGCAGTCCTGATAGGCCTAGTAATCCGTGATGTCCTATACGAAATCGTGGATACAATCCAAGAGTTCATCTTCCGCAAACGTGAGGGACGGTACCAAGATTTGCTTGATGAATGGCTAGACGAAGAAATCTAGAAACGACAAAAGACCCCCTCGCCTAGGGTAGATACCTTAGGTAAGGGGGTTTCTTGTTTCTATAAACCCGCTAGGGGCCTAGAATGGGGTTACTTTGAGCCTCGTCCGAACTCTGTAGACTTAGGGTCAAGTGCCTTAAGGACTGGACCAGCCACTGCAGCAA